GGCAGTGACTCAACTCGACTAGACTCTCCGCCGCGAACAGGGATGAAATAGTCTTCATCGATGCTCATGGGGTTGTAGCGAAGGTCTACTCGACCAGTTGTGGGGTCGACTACTTGGTTACGCTTCATCTGAGTCGTAACTTTCTGCATGAACTGCTCAACATCCTGGGGTGGAATGTTTCCAACGTCGACATAGAACACTCTACGCTCAGGTGACCGTACAATACGGTACGCCATCATAGCATCCTCAAGCAGGGTAAGCTGGCGCCAGATACGGCGACAGCCTTCAAGCACAGAAGTACCATACGGGGCAAACTTATCGTTGCCTAAGATACGGAAGTGTGCAATCTGCCAGTTCTCAAAGGTTAATCCACCCGAGTTCCACTGATACTGCACGTAGTTAGGATTTGATTTATCTTCACCCTCAAGTCTTTCCAGCTCTTCAAGGGGGATCCCCACAGCACTCTTGATTCCGTGGGTCTCATCGATGTCCAAATACAAGAAGTAGTCTCCGTACTTACACATCGTACGACACCAACCGAATAAGTTGGAATCGATATTCATAATCTTGTGATATAGGTTATCTAGGATGACCTTGATCTCATCGTTGGTACAATCAATCTTGAGCAACGGGCTGAGAATCGTTGATGTTGTCATCTCGTCTGCATAGATGTCCAGCGCAGAAGCAATCTCTGGCATGTATTCCATTTGATCGAAATCAAGATATCGCTCCTGACGGTTTTGGTTAGCCATCACCTGAGCGCTGAGATTGTCATATGGATTATAAGACGTTCTCTTAAAGTTTAATCCACCAGCCGACGTAAAGTTGAACTTGTCCAACTGTGCGCGTCGATAGCGGCGTTGCATCTGAACTCTGCGATTAACAATCGGACCAGAGAGAAGCCTAGTCAATCGCTTGAATAGCGGTGACTCCGGGTTCCGGGGGTTCTTCAGATTCGCGTTTCCTCTTTTACTATCAGCCATATATTATCCTTTGTACAACCATGAAAATTCTTTGTATTGTTGTACGAGTTCTTGTTCTGCTATTTTATCAAAAGTGCCGCCACTTTTATAACCTAATTGTCCACGAATTTGAGTTTCTAGTTTTGTGTTTGATCTTAGCATTGAATCTAAGCACGCTTTTTTGTATTCAATATTCCTTGCATTTGCAACGAACGCGGTATCTCGAACCCAACAAGCGATGGCAAGCGATATAACGAGGTCATCATTATAACCACGCATGGCTTGGGGCTTACCGTTGTTCCAAATAAAGGTTTTGATTTCATTTAAAGTACGCTTTGAATATATAGTAATTAGTTTGTTTCTGATAAACTCTTCCAGTTTCGCAACAATCAAAGGGCGCGTTTTCATAGAAGTGGTGAAACCGGGTATAGAATTTGGCATGCTTTCTGCCACATGTTGCTCGACATATTCGTGCGAGGACTTGACAGAGTGGTAAATATTTGGATACTCTTTCTCGATCAGTTTTTCTAAAACTGAGAATCCAATATTATTATTCTCAACAACAATCATGCAGCCGCCGTACTCTCGTCCGGAGGTGGCTAAGACTGTGGAGAACATATCCAATGTTGGCTTGCCGTGGTATTCAGCAACTAACTCTAGCGTCTCTAACTTCAGAACGTGAAACACTGAGTAATCTGCTCCGTCGCCGCGGGCAACGTCAGCGACCAGGACGTAAGAAGAATCCGGCTGGTACTCTTCCCAAATCCAGAAGTTGCGATCGAAGCCTGTGCGGTGCTTTGGCTCTGTTACCGTGGTGGCGATCCTTGCAATGTCATCTGGATGGATAACAGTATCACCAGAAGTATTAAAGTTGCACTCGAACTCTTGAGCGATTTGACGGCGAGACATGTTTCGAGTCTCTTTATCAAACCACGGCTGATCACGATCTGGATGTAAATCCCACATTAGCTTGATTGGATTAAAGTCGTTCTCGCCTGTTTCGGCATTACTATAAATGGTATGAAACCAGTTACCAACACCGTTGGGAGTTGACAGCGCTATCACGCGACCACCGGTTGAAATCGTAGGATACAGTCCTGTCCACAACTCGTCTAAGCCTTCAACGTGGGCTGCCTCATCAAGTACCAATAAGGATAGTGCTTCAGAACGACCGGCATCGCCAGAAGTCGATGACGCTTTAATCTGTGAACCGTTAGTCAATTCGAAAGATGTCCTGTTATCTACTGAGATTGAAGATATCTGCATGAACTCTGGGAGGCATCGCATCATGGCTTTTACTTTCTTTACCAAGTTACCGGCAGTACTGAATTTCGTAGCCAGAACCAGAACGTTCTTATCCCGATGGAAGAGCATCAGCCAAATGATGTAGGCTGCTACAATTGTAGAAATACCCATCTGGCGGGCTTTAAGAATCACATTGAAGCGATGATCATTAAAAGATGTCAGCAGGTCTTGCTGGAAATCATAAGTGGAAAATGGAATCAGCCCGTGAATTGGGTGAGAGATTCGACAATAACTATTGATAAAGTAAACAGGATCTTTCCCGCACTTTAATATTTCCTTTATTTGATCTTCTTTGGATAACGAATAAGTTGCCATGCCATCCTAATCGTTTTTTCTTGTAACGTTAGATGGCTTCTTGGCGCCCGGGTATTTGTCTTTACCAATGGATAGCCAATCGCGGATAGAAGAATCAACATCGCGTTCGCGACCAGCTTCAGGTCCGTCGACCCCACTCATTCCACCGATCTTATACATTTGACATGCACGGACCGAGGTACGGATGCGAGAGATATACTCGACCATCACATCGCAGTCGCCTTCCTTCGTAATAGTGAGACCGTTTCCGGTAACCTTCTTGTATTCATTGCGGAGATACTTGGCAACGTTCGCGACCTTCTCGTTGATGTCATCTTCGAAACCATTCTCGTGTACGTGCTGCAGCTTGCAGTCGTATTGGTAACTGATAATTAATCTGTCGCCTGAGATGCGTACGTTGAATCCGTCCATGGATCTTGAATCTGTAATAACGTCACCTTCCTCTCGGTGGAGTCCGATCTTACGCTCTTCGCCATCATATGAATATTTCTTGTCATGGGCGCCGTCGTAAGCGTTTGCTGCAGCTTGCGCGATGCCTCTGATTACTTCAAGTGTTGTTGCCATTTGTTTTTTTATCTCCGGTATCTGGACGCCAGCCCTTTGCCCATCGAGTCTCTCTGTCCTCAACGTGTTGGATATAACACGGAAAGCAACATTGAAACTTGCTCATATACACGTCATCTTTCGGATTAAATGAATATTCACTACAGACAGGACACGTCCTATTAGTTTCTCTATTAAGTAGTTTCTGGGAAACTAAAACGCCATTGACTTCTATCTTCTCAACTTTGCGTTCGAGTTCTTGAATTCGAAGGTTGGCAGCCTTTAGCTGTTCTATGAATATTGCTTCCTTTTCCGGGGTCCAATTTCCGCGGGGATTTTGGACTGTCTCGGCACCGTACTTTTCAGCGATTGCTTTCTCAAGTTTCACAATATAATTAGGATCTTTCTTTGCAGCCATTTTATTTTCCCGATGCGGATAAGACCGCGTATACAATTCCCAAAGTTATAACGGCGCCGCCAGTGGCGCCTCCAGCAATCCACCATGTCCTGTTGGACGGGGCGTTGGTGTTGATAGCTCTCTGTAGTTCGGCGATCTCTATGTCTTTCTGAGTTTTCGTGAGCTTGTACTCTTCGCTCAGCGCTACATAGCTTGAGTTAACTGTGTCCAACCTAAGCACGAATTCTGTGGACTGCATGTCAAGCTGATACTCTAATTCTAAATCAAACTCAAGTCGAAGTGATTCCGGCATTGCCAACAACTCGGCGGTAGCACGAGGGTTAAACAGTGTGCCGCGGAAAGGTGCTGGCTGCTGCCAGTCTAAAAAAGTAAACTGAGGTGCCGGAACATCTTCGGGCTCATCAGCGAAAGCAACACAAGGAAATGCCAGGCAAAAGGTTAATAATATTTTACTCCACATGTTCAAAACCAAACTCCTGTTCGATCTGTTCTGCTACGCCCTCTGGACGTTCAGACCACTCTCTCTCGATCCTGTCGATCTTGCGATTCCTCTCTCTTTCTAGCTCTTCTCTGGTGTCCTCATATTCTTCTTCAATCGCTGCTATCGATTCCAGATAGCTCTCCATAAGGAGTTGTTGTTCGCGAAGCTGCGTTTCGTGAATTACTCTAAGCCCTTCAATCTGAGCTTGGGAAGATTCGATCCGCGTCTGGTACGCAGTTTCCATTGACTTGTAGTCGCTTTGCATCTTGAGAAAGAGCGCTAGCGACAATGCCAAAATGAGCAGAATCTTCCAATGTTTGATTATAAAAGGCAGAGCCTTCTCCCATAAGGAGAAGGCTATTGTCTTCATTAGTTGCAACTGCGGAATCATGTAAGCCCTTTCAGTTTAGCAATTCCATCGATCGCTGCCTGTGTCCCAATATAAATGCCAGTCACGATGACCCAGCCTTCTGAGTCCACAGCACCCGCATAGGTTAAACCTGTGCAAGTTAGCCATGCCAAGAACTTTCGTGATATCATCTTCTCAACTAATCTATCTATTTTTCCTTGTACATTTGCCATCATAGTTACCTCCTAAATCAACCAGCCGCCAAGAGCGGCAGCTATAGCTAACAACCCCCACCAGCTAAAGCGCTCATGACCGTCGACAACTTCGCTCCAAAGAGCAGTGAGCGCAGCTCCGATTAGGTTAAGCGTTCCCGGGATCACCGCGCAAGCTTTACCTAGCATTCTTTTCATCCAATCCATATTTTCTTCTCCTTATTCATTCACATATGCGTAGCCGTCGACATGATCAATAGTGATTTGAGTATCAACACAATCCTTGAG